ATGAACTATTACATTTTCCGGTCCTTCCTCCACCTCTTCCACATTCTTTTGTATAGGATGCATAAGTAACACCATTGAATTTCAATTGGCGATTAAATCCACCAGCATCTGTGGCCTGTCCTTCCTGATTATCTACAAAAAGTCTTGGCGCTCCGGCAGGTTGAACGGGACTGCTAACACATTTTGTTCGTTGCACAATTTTCAATATCCCAAGTGATTTTTATATCTGTCATACTCTACTTATACAAAGATAAATTTTTTTCTTAAAAAACAACAAAAAACTAATATGCACTTTCAATTCCTTAAAGAGCCTTTATCTATTGGCAATCATCTTTTTTTAATGGTTTAAAAGTTGTAACATCACCAACAGTAAATTTGGTAGTTGTGTTTGGACAGACAAGCGATTCTTCTCCAACATATCGAACTCTAATTTGACGGGTTGAATCATTTTGAATCTGAATGTAACTTGTTTTCCCTGGAGGCGAAAAGGGTCCCAATGAATTGTCTTTATTATTAAATTCGATAATGATTTCCCCAGATCCTTTGGGTAAATAATCTGTAGTTATAGTGCCTACTGTGTAATTAATTTTGGTTTGACAATCTCCAGTCGTGTCACCTCCTCTTCCACATTCTTTTGTATAGGTTGCATAGACATCCTCCTTGTATTTTAATTCGCCATCAAATCCTTCAGCATCTGTTGCTTCTCCATTTTTACCATCGACAACCAGTTTTGGCGCTCCGGCCGGTTGAACAGGATTAGAAGCACAACTGTTTTTTTCACAATTTTCAATATCCCATGTTATTTTTATATCTGACATACTCTAATATATATTAGAATTTTTTTTAATAATTTATTTTTACACAAGTTTTTTAAAAAATACAAGAGAATGCATCTTCAAAAATATTGATTGAGTTTTACAAAATAACATAATCTATAAGAACTGTTGGTATATATGTTGATAAATATTTTTGATATTTTTTTACGCTTAATTTGAAATAAAAAAGGGATTAAATCCTCAATATTTTTTAATAATTATTTTTTTGTAAATAAATGAATTGTAAGAATCATGAAATTGTAGAAATGATACAATCTTTCATCCACACAATGAACGATAAATCTTTGAGAACAGAAATTATTGAATATCATCTCAAAAAAAATAAAATCAAAAATGCAAAATGGTTAGGAACATGGATGGTAGAATTGAAAAATCAAAATTTAGAACTTATCCAACAAAATGATAAATTGCCTTTTTTTGATAATTCAATCCAAAAATACATCACCCTCAATAAAAATTCATTCCTAGATCATATTGGTTTATTCACGGTGTGTATCATCTATGAAGTCAATCTTGTCCATTTTGTTTCATTCATATGCGATCCTTTTCAAAAAAAATTAATCAGTTTCGATCCGGGTGTTGAATTGTATCTTCATGGTCAGAATACCATACTTCCATTAATAAGAAAAGCATTTTATAAAAATAAATTGATTCAAGGCATCAGAATTGTACCTCAACAAAATATAGGTCGATGTACACAATATTCATTTTGTGGGAAAAAATGGGGAGTACAATATAACGGGAATCATAATACAAGTCTTCCGGCGGATTCTTTTTGCCAAACCTGGACTATTTTTTTTCTGGTAACGTTTATCAAGCAAAAAAATTTTGATTTCGTTGCAAAATGGTGTGATACACACCCAAATCAGAGAGAATTTATTGTCATAAAAGAGTTTATGATTCCTTATTTAATCCGATTCAAAAATGTGAGACAACTCTATATAGAGTATTTGAATAATCATTATGATCTTAAAGAAATTATACAATTTTTAAAAGCTTATATAACAACTTGTAATAAAAAACAAGCGATAAAATGTCCTATCTAATTCTATCGAAATTATACTTGATTTTAAATCCACAGGCATTCATATGCGACTTGAAACATTCTACGAAATGAGCGTTGCTCTTAAAAATTGAATCCATCTCATCAAATTTTTCATTCATATTCAGATATTCGAGGTAGATTGGGAGGGATTTCCCGTTTATCTCCGTATTGCTGAATTCATTCCACCCGATCGGAGGCGATTGATTTCCAAACATCAGTTGATCTTGAATTTTTTGAAGCATAGGATTTTTCATTGTGCTGTCACATAAAACAATCGAATTAATATTTTATAGTAAATATAAACATTTTTCATTTTAGATGAAACACTCAATTTAATTTAATGGAATAAAAAATTAATTAGTTCAATTTTTAGTGTTGCAAAATAAATGATTAAAGGTTTAATTCATGGAACCTGCTATTTCCGTTTGCAAAAAGTCCCTTGTCCTTGAGGTTGTGGTTTTTAACATGTTTCTCTATCGATCGTCACTTGAATCTTTTAGAGATAATTTTCTTAAAATTGAAATTCTTAAAAAATTTTAATAACCAAATAAATTATGGACGGGTGGAGCTTATTAGAGAATAAAATTGTATTCTTGGTATTTGAATGCATTTGGCTTGAAGATGGTATTTATCCTGAATATAAATTTTCATCTGCTTTTTTTAGTGAAAACGATGCTGAAAATTATTTAAAGAAATTACGACAAAGATCAAAAGATTATGATTATCTTCATAAAATAATTGAACATAAGATTGTAAAAAATGAGTATTCTGTCCCCCTTTTTTGGAATAAAAAATATGAAAGATGGACAGATCATGGAGCCTTCATGACAGTATCCATAAACCAGATTTTAAAAAATTTATCATAAAAATTATTCCTTATTAATATAAGAAATAGGCATTATTTTAGAAAAGAATTTAATTTTTTAATGGTACTTCAGTATTTTAAAAAATTTTTGTGTCCGTATATCGATTGTAAAGAACCAAAACCTTTACTCATAGAAATGAAAATAAATCAAGCGATATATTCAATTCAAAATCTTCAAATCAATATACAAAAACAATCTCAAAATAATAATCTATTGAATCAATATAGTAAAGAATTACTTTATGATCTTGATGAAATCATTAAAATCCTTCTTTTGAAAGACGAATGTCCCATATGTTTAGAATATTTATCAAATGACGATCTCGTTCTCAAATGTAATCATTGTTTTCACAAGGCTTGTATAAAAGATTGGATAAAAAAAAATCCAACGTGTCCAACATGTCGTATAATTTTGAATTAATTTTTTCTTTATAGATATTAGAATGAATATTTTTTTCCCGACACGAATTGAATGTGATCCCAAAATTAAAAATTTTGTTTCGCAACAAAATTTTGATAAATTTGAAAAGATCAGTACTATTTTAAATTTTACGAGAGATATCGGATCCGTCGAAATAAATAATGATAGATTTATATTAGTTGATGAAAAAGATAATTATATAGATTATATTAATTTTAATCCATATAGAGAGATGAATCAACAAATAGTTGATATACAAAATAGAGCACTAAACGATGTTTTTCAAGAATTATCATACAAAGAAAATGATATTAAAGAATTTAAATTAGAATATGATTTTAGTCAAAAACGTCCCAATCTTGTTCAAATATCCGGAAAAACGAGTAATCAAGATTTTTTTTATGTTCCAAACAATAATACCTATATTTGTCGAAATAGGATTCCAACTAAATAAAACAAACTGGTGAAAAATTATAATTATTACCTAGGGTATATAAACATAATGATGATTTTCTAAAACTATATAATCTTTATCAATTAAAAAATCTAACTGTTCATTAATAGTAGAAGGATTTTGAGAAATAATCGAACATTGCTGAAGAATCGAATTAAATTCCATTGATTTATTTTTCTTTAACATTCTCATAATGTGAGCACGCAGAATAAACAATATTTCATGATCTGTCCTAATGATCTGTTTGCTCTTTTTATTATCTATATTGGGTAATTTAAATGTAATATATTTATCATCCGATTTAAATCCTGAATTAATCGTAAAAATATCATTTGTAATATCGACCATTGTTCGATCACCTGATTTTTTTAGAAAAGCATATTTCCCATTACTCATAGAATGAAGTAATGCACCTAATAGATTTTGATCACAATTAAAAATCTGTTGTAACTGTGATATTGTATTTTTTCCATTCACTATTTGTTCTAAAATTAGATATTGGGGGATCAACATATTTAAATAATATACCGAATTATCGTTGTAAGTTGCTTCAATAATAACATAACTAAGATATGGAATAAGATGTAAAGTACGATTTTCATATTGTGATTTATAATATTTTTGAATATCATGAAAGGTTGATTTCAATTTGAACATGGAATCAGACAAATCAAACTTTGAATTATTCCAAATGTTATCTTGAATTAAGAATTTATTTGAAAAAATGTATATATTGGATCTTAAACGACCGCTAAAATTTCTTGAAAATAAAATACTATTACGATAATCATAAATGAGACTTTCAAGATAAAAAATTAGATTATTAATAATGTATTGTTTCATAAATTGAATAATCTTTAATTCCAAATCAATATCTAAATTATTGTGATGCAATAAACGATCTAAAAGCAATTTACCATAAATTTTTATAAATTCATCTTTATTCATTATCCAATCTAATAAAAATCCTGAATCCTGATTTTGTTGCAATAAATGCAACGAAAAATTTTTGTAAAAAGAGATGCAATTTATGAATTTTTGTAATGTTTTTTTAAAATCATCATTCAGAGGTTCGATAGAAACAATTTTGGATAGTTCATTATGTAAATAATGAATTTCAATAAATGTTTTTATACAAGGATTTTTTTGAATCATTTCCTGATTTGAAACTATGAAACAATCAATTAGCAGTTTGTAATCAATAGAAAATAAAAAAGTAAGAATATTTAAATTATTTTTTACATCATGAAAAGAATTTTGGACTAAAACTTTAAAATTATCAGTACCCTTTATGATATCAATAATAATTTTTTCTAAATTTACGTTTAAAGAAATTTTTTTTTCTAATTCTTGTAATTTATTTGTTTCAATATGGACATAATAGATTAATTCATCAATATTCTTGAAAATAGGTAAATTCTGTCTAAAATAAAAATCAATACCTTCTCGTAAATAATTTAAAATATTACCCAAGGGTAATTTATTTTTATAATAGATACGAATCAATTTTAAAAATTCTTCTATAAAATGATTATTCAATTGGTACGATTCAGAACACTGTTCGTACACTAATGATGAACATTTCATATCCATTGCAGGAAATAATAATTGATTAAATAATGAAATACACTTTGTTTCTAATGTTTTATTACTGATGGATTGAATCAAACGTGATTTATTAATATAACGAAACATAATATTAATATTTTTTGCAAAATAAATATATTTATTATAAAGCATAAATATCTCACTAATCTTCTTCGCTTCCATCATCATAATTTTAATTTGATTCATAAAATTTGAAATTAAATTATTATGTAAATATGTCAACCTATCGATATTAACTTTATCATTAGATTTATCATTTATACATTCTTTATAAATAAAAGTATAAATATCCATGAGAACATTGGTTTTAATAGAATAAAAATTATTATTCAAAATATTATTGGAAAACGTTAAAAGAAAAGTTTCTAATTCTTCAAAAGAATTCATTTAATTCTTTTATGAATTAATATTTTTTAAAATCAATTTTATGCTGTCGTTTGACTAATTTCATTCCTGCACATGGGACAACTATGATTTCTTACAAACCAGGAGTCTACACAATTTTGATGAAAAAAATGTCCACAATGATTTATTTTTCTGCATATTTCATCCGTATTTATTTGATTTCTGCAAATCGAACATAATTCATTCGTTTCGATATCACCTATAAACAATGTTGTATATTGATTTAAGTCTTCTACTCTTAATCCTGTTAAAGTTGGTGTAGTAGTATTATTATTATTATTGGAATCGATTCCAAATACAATCTGAATATCATCGAAATCATAATTACTATAATCATTATTTCTTCGTAACAATGATTGTAACAATGACATAAAATTTCTCGTATTAGATTGTTGTTGTGATGGTTGAGATTGTGGATTTGAAACAGTTCTATTTCGTGGTATATCACGATCGCCGTAAATGTGAATTTGCAGATTAGGAAATAAATTCATTTTTTTAAAATAAATAAAAGTTAATCTTTAAATAAAAAATGATTCTATATTTTAAAAATTTGATATTTTTAAAATGGAACACCAGGATTGGAAAGAAATAAAATGGGAAAAAAATACCGCTCCATCAAAAATGATCCATCCTAAAAAGAGTAATCACGAGATGCATCAGATAAAATTAGACAAATCAGATGATATTGTCGTAATAAAAAATGTTGATAAACATTTATCTCAAAAATGTATAGAAGCTCGTAGAGTTTTAGGAATCACCCGAAAACAATTAGCCCAAAGATTATCAATTTCTGAAAATTTTATCAATGATTTCGAAATGTCAAAAAAAAAACCAGAAGATAAGGTTATGAATAAAATTATAAATTTTATCGATAAAACATTAAAATCATAATTCATTCTGTAACGATTCATTATCTAATTGTTTCCTCGATTTTATATAAATTTGTATCTCCCCGATTATCCCAACTTTTGAAGTAATTAATAAAGGCATATTTTTTTTGCACAATATATTTAAATTAATGTGCAATCCTGCAATTTTTAAAATTCTCGATAATTGTTCTGTATCAAAATCCTCTGAAAATTCTTCAAAATTATTGCTCTCTAATTTTTCAGCCTCTGTATCTCCTAATATCACCTGTCTACTAAAAACACTACCCACATTACAAGAAAATCCTATCGTGTATTTTTTGGCAATGATGGATATGGTATTGGACATGTTAAACATATCTTTACACATTTTACTAAATTCACTTGATGATATTAATATGGAATGTTCATAATCTTCCGGCAACGCAATCTCCAGATTTTGTATATTTTGTATTTTTACATAACTAATCGTAAGACGTGAATGATCTTTTGGAATAATTTGGATGCCCAGATCTAAACTCCTTTTTTCTTCAATAAATAAAATAAGCTGATCTCTTTTTTTAATCGATTTTAACATTTTATAAAAATGATTCATATTCAGACCAATATTCATAACCTGGTTTTCAATACTTTTTGAAAAATAATAAAAATTAAAATTTTTCTGATGTAAGGTAAGGTCAATCAAAGTTCTTCTATTACTGTCCATCATTCGTAATGATATTTTGGTTGGTTTTATCTCAAAACAAGCGGTTTTAATAACATTATGAAGCAATTCCGTTAAAATTTTAAAAATATAGGCATCGGTAGTTTTACAACGAAATAAAAAATTATTATTATTTTCCATTTTTTTTAAATTTTTTAAATATTTAAATTACAAAAAAAAATATTTTTAAACCTTTATATAACAAAAAAATTCCTGAAAATATTTAAAAATATATTGTTGATAAATAGAATATGGGAAATACAAATTCAGCGACTGAAAATAATTTACAACCCATTTTAGATAACATCCGAAGGAATAAAATTTGTGAAAATGCGACATCTTTTGTTATAGATATTAAAGATATATTTATAAATACTGCTATCGATAAGAACAATGATATAACGATAAATTTTGATACATTTCCTTTGGCAAGACGCGGAATATTTAAAGATGTTCAAAATTCAAATTATAACCCTGGACCAGATGAAATACCTGAAGCAGTGGGAATAAAAAATGATAATGATAATTTCTTAAGTAGAATCACGATGAAAGATGATGGTTCTATAATAACCGGTTTTACACCTGTAAGAACACTGGCATTAGATTTATTAGGCACATACCCTTATACCGAAACCATCGATTTAAATTCAATCAATTGCAATCTAAAAGAATGCACATGCATTTATAGAGATTCTGAGGAGCAAATCAAGGTTTTAATTCCACAAAATATGCGAGCCGCTTCAAAATTAGGATAAAATATTTGCGAATATTTTACCAAAAAATATTACTTTCTCTTTACTTAGTGCGCATGAAATCAAAAACACCGAGCAAACCACCTTGACCCGTCAGGGATTTTATCAGACAAAAAATGTCCGTTTCTCCCTTTGGTGTCCAGTACTTTACAGAATAGCAAAACTCACTCCCTACGTAGCCACTACCAAGCCTAGAAATCTCAATCTTATACCCATTCGGAAACTGGGCATGCATGAGAACCAACATGTTTGTCAGCACGCCGTCATCAAAAATGAGGGTGCGCCGAAACTTAATATCCTTTTCCGAAACAGAATCCGTAATCATGATATGATCTGGTGGAGGAGAAACGCGCTGACCACCCTCATACTCGACAACGCGATCAAAGTCGTCGACCACAACCACGTTGCCGTTGAGCGTGTGCCTCGAATACTTCTGGATCATCTGTCACAAGAACGAAAACATCCCATTATATTTCCGGGAATCGTTTGTAAGGAAGAAAGGATAAATTTTTTTGGAAAGAAAAAAATATCATCACTTTTATGCGCAAAAGTTTGTAATTTGTTAAACAAAAATTTGTGTCTAAATATCGACAGTATTTTTGCAAGGTCTCTAATCGTTTAGGTATGTAAAAATTAATTAATACAAGTTCATACCTGATAATTCTTTGAGGTAACGGCGACTACAGGTTTCCACCAAAAGACCTTGAGCAAAAACACCATAATTTGTAAAATAATTTTCATTTTCGAGGGCAAAGTGATATAAAGTCACCAACCCCGAAACAGGATAAACTTTGGTTCGAGCATCGACACATGCTGGTAGACGATACTTTCCATCTGTCACATAAATATCACCCAACACGATTTCAGTTTGTTTCCTCTCATGATCCTTGAATCGATCGACGAGTATACTATGACATCCTGTAAGTATCAGTTCTCCTTCGCTTTCCACCATTTCTGGAAATTGGTCTTTACTACATATATATAATTGGTCTTTCTTACGATTGTCAGGAGAGGGATGATTAAAAATTTCTTTTTTACCGATACTGTCAATCGGTACATAACCGTGTTTGATTGTCATGACGAGATCGCCCCGTCGTAGATTTTGGATTTGTACATAACCCTTGTCCGTCAAGATCTTACTCCCTTCCTTAAAACAAACAATAGGTAACGAATAATAAAATATAGCTCCATTATTTCCAATCCCACCCATGCTTAATGTTCCGTATAAAATATTGTTTTGAAGAATCATCGCGTCATAAGCATTACCATAGGGACCAAAACTATATAGTATCGAAAATTCATTAGTACTGATCTTAATGCTGTATAAAAGACTGGAATCCACAGTCTGACCACCTTGAGTCGTAATTCCATATAAAATATCATTATTGGCAATTAGACCACCATAAGGAAAGGCGCCTTCATTACTAAAATTAGTATTAAAGGAATGAATGGTTGTAAATGTTGAGCCATCGGGTGTGATTGAATACACAACACCTGAACCATATGTGCCCCCAGTGATGGTAGTTCCATACAATAAACTGTTAGTGAATAAAAGTCCTGAATAGGGGCTGGCCCCACTCGCGTTGATAGAACTTCCATCAACCGCTAGAAAGGAATACAACACAGTAAAAACAGAAGTGTCAAGATTAAAAGAAAAAATGGTCCCTGTATTATTCGCTCCATTATTTAAAGCGGTCCCATACAGAATTCTACCAATATTGATTAATGAGCACCTCGAAGAACCTCCATCTGATGGGGTCAAGGAATAAAGTAAAGTAAAAGTACTCGTCCCTAAATCATATTCATATATAGTTCCGTATCCACCACCTGTGGCCGAGGTGGTTCCATACAATTTATTTCCAATAAGCAAAGGGGTTCCATAAGGATTACAACCGTTGATATCTGCAAAATTAAAATTGTAAAGTACATTATAACTCGAGGATGAAATATTAAAGGAATAAAGAACCCCTGAATTATTAGTCCCTCCTTGGAGTGTAGTTCCGATTAGCAGGTTACTTAGATAACAAGTTACCCCCGATTGGGGACCTGCCCCGTCAGTTCCAGTAAACAAATGAAGAACCGTATAATTTGAACCATCATTACGAATAGAAAAAATGGTGCCATTTCCACCAACATTATCCGTGCTTGTCGTGCCATAAAATAAATCATTTAATGGAAATAATTGTCCAAAAGGAGCAACGCCCGGCGTAAAATTTTCAAATAAAATACTCATTTTATTTAAAGAAAAAAAAAATACCTTAACTAAGATATGGACCAAAATCCCTTGTGTTGTGGTTTACCATTTTATACGGCGGCTGTGAATTTTCCTTCAGCATATTCTGCACTTATTTTTTCAGGATCGTATACCGCGCATCCTCCTTCTTTGTATAATGGTTGTGTCGTGCCTTTTGCGCAAATCTTGTTTTTATAATTTGAATTAAAAGGTAATCCATAATATTGCATCCCAAAACAATTATCAAAACTTTCTTTATTTTGTTTAATGTAAATAAGAATCACGAGAATAAGAATCACCAATAACAAAACGATTTCACAAATATGAAGAATCAGCATTTTATTTCTATAAATTTTTTTATTTTTAGAATTTTAAATTCTTGAAAATTTTATGATTGTTTTTCCAGAATAATACAGTTCTGAAAAATTCAATCTTTGAATATCTTGTATCATGTAAAGTTTCATTGTCTTCGTTGTCGTCGTCTTCTTCGTCGTCTTCTTCGTCGTCGTCGTCTTCGTCTTCTTCGTCGTCTTCGTCTTCTTCGTCGTCGTCGTCGTCGTATTCGTCTACATCATTTTGGTTTTTTTCGTTTATGACGTTCAAATCATCATCTATTGGATTATATTCGATATCTTCATCACCTGAGTAATCACTATCGGTATCATCGTCATCATTATTTATCGATTCTTGATATTGAAAACGGCGAATTTTAAGCAATTCGAACCAGAATTGACAGCGACGAAAAAAAATTTCATGACGACAAACAGGACAACAGATAGTTTCACCTTTACCCTTGATTATCCAATTTTTAATGCATTGATGATGAAACATATGTTTGCATCCAAGCCGATCAATCATATTCTTCCGATTCGTAAAGATCTTGTCATTCTTTATAAGAATGTTGTCCAATGGATCAAAACATATGCAACAATCCATTCTTAAAAATCTGCCAAAAAAATTTTGGTTAAAAAATGTAAATTAATTTAAATTAGTAATGACTTCATTGGTAACCGTAACCAATATTTCTAAAATTTTGACCGAATCAATTTTTTCGGATGATGTTTCATACACAACCGATTGAACTCCACAATTTGTATCCGTAATGAGCGATACATTTGTTATAGGATATACATATGTAGTACCATTAATTGTATATGAATATTCAAATTTTTGATTATCAGTATTTTTACATATTTTATTATATTCATTTACCGTTTTATTATTTTTTGTATAAGTGATTATCAATGTATAATCAAAATCACTATTATTGGTAACCGTAACACTTCTAATGTATCGAGGAGACACTAAATTAGTCATTTATTTATAAACAATATATTTATAATTCCTCAAAATTCAACTCCAATCCTTTATTAAATATACTATAGAATAATATCTTCATCCGTGTGATGAAAAACGTGCAAAGGGGGGATCAGGAATAATTATACCATCACGAATAATAAAATTATCGTCTTTAATTTTTCCATTTTCATAAGATCGAATTTTCATATTGATGACACTATATTTATCCAATGCTACTTTAGAATCACTATAAGTGCCAATTATATTGCTATATGGAAATGGATCTTTACGATCATCTGTTACAGTGACTGATATTATTATTTGCATTGATTCATAGGGTAATAAAGACACAGGTAATGGGTTTATAAAACGATAAGTTCCGGTAGAATCAGATCGTATTATGATAGCTAAATCGTTAAAAAGTAATGTTAGTTTAACTCGGGCATTTTTCATATTACTTGGTGGAAGACCCGATATACTGTGTATATAATCATGTACTCGGGATAAAGAGCAGGAAAATTCTTGATTCCAACCGGGAACACCCACTGCACTACTTAATTTTACATCAATTAGTGAATCAATGGTATCATAATTTTTTATAGTTTTATACATTTTTATTAAAATATTTTTTTTTGCAAAAATAAGACATTACTCATGGTCATCAGTCTCATGAAATGTGGTTCAACATTGATCTATAGAAAACTTTGAATAAAACATCTATTGAGTATCTGAAGATTTTCCGTTTGATTTACAATATTACAATAACACTTCAAACATGGTGCTCTTAAAATCCAATACCCTTTTTTATCAGGAATTTTAAAAATAGATCCTCCCCAAATAATCTTTTTATTAAAATCTATAGAATTCCAATCGATGCTTGACTCTTCTAGTGCATTATATATTTTATCCGTGCTGATATCATTTTTAAACGTAATAATTATATAATATTGTATAATCCCATCCGTATACAGATGATCTGGAACGATTAAACTTGCATCTCGTTGCACATTAATAGATTGCATAATCGACAATAGGGGTTGGAATGACATTTTTTGCCATTCCACTTCCTTTGGACATGAATTACACATATTTCTGTAAAAATACGATCGAAATGGATTAGAGAATTCTCAGATTGGTGGTATTTAAATATTCATATTTTAAACAAAAAATCAATTTTATTTGTATTATTAATCATATATTTATTTTTGTATTCGTTACTATTGATTTTGTCATATGGATGGATTATTGGGGAAATAGTCATCATTATATGTTTTAAACATATTCGTCCAATTGTCCTGACATGATGTCCAATCGACATTGCATCCATCATCTCCAGAACCGCATTTGTTTCCGAAATTCTGAAATAATTGTGGTCTTTTAGTACTCTGTTGTAGTTCTGGCTCAAACATGATTATTCCTATAAATATAAATTATTCTGGTTAATTTATCGCTTTTTTTTTCTTGTTTTTTGTTGTAATTGCATTAATTGCCATGAGTCCGCTGTCACAAAGATCATCTTGTTTTGTATGTTTTGACAACCAGGTGAGCCATTGTTCGCGCTGTTCTTCAGAAAAATGGTTATTCAAAAACCATTTCATATGTTCTATCCCCAACCATTTTCTTTTTGCATACTCGTTTTTTAAAGAACAAACGATTTCAGGTCCATCATAAATCTTTAATTTTTGCGATGCTCTGACAAAACGTATTGGTTTTGGATTATTTTTGTACAAATCAATAAATTTACCGTATAAAATATGACTTATAAACATGGCCTTTTTATTGGTTTGCATCTGTAATTCAATATTTATGGAATCAAGTTTCTTGAACAATTCTAAATTCATATCATAAATATTCTGAATTTTGCATAAAAAAATTTCTGCAATTTCTTGTAATGGATACTCATTTATATTTTTAGAATGAAACCTATTGTTTTTCGTGATTTCTATATCTTTTGGAAAATGAATCTTACAAGTATACACATATACTTCATCTTCCGCATTATTTTCTGGTTTGTATTTTAAAGAACATTTTTTATCACAAATTTTTCCGTCTTTTAATAATTTTGGGCATCGATAATTGTCTGAATCTAATACATTGTATACCTCCCAAAATAAAATTTCAAAATTCGAATTCATAATACATAAACTTAGATTACGTAATCCAATATCGATACAAAGTGTAATCATTTTAATATATATTTTTATTTATTAAGTTAAAAAATTCATCTTCATTTCTGATCGGAAATGCGATTTTGACATAATGCATGTGAACAATTGGTTTTTTTACAAAAAGGACTTGGATTATTTTTATCAATAGTAAGTAGAGAACAACAATCTCCTTTATAATATTTTTTTTTCTTTGATGATTGATTATGAATTAAAGGTTTTATTTTATTATTTCTTGATAATAGAAAAAATCCAGCACCTGCAACCATATTTTATTCTAATAAAGAAGGAGAAAATAAATCAATTTTTCAATGGAAATAAAATCAGGCATATACCGTCATTGAGTTTTTCAATTCTTGAATTTTAGAAATGGAAACTTTAGTATTTTTAATACCGAGAATTTTTAAATGAATAAATGATAATAATAGATCAATTGATTTATCGGTAATTGGATTGTTATTCAATATTAAAATTTCTAAATGTAGTAATGATTGGATATGTTTAATTAGTTGATTCATTTGAGTATCATCGATGCTACAACTGGTTAAAGAAAGAAACTGTAAATTTGGCATAAAATCTAAAAAAGTAAAATCCTGAGATTTCAAATAGTTAGAATCCAGATATAAATGCTTTAATCGGGACATAATGGTAAATATTTGTATTTTTTTTTTATTAACAAAGGAAATAACAAAAGTATATTTTAGATTTAAAACTTCCAATTGGGGTAATTCTGCGATTATAGACAATAATAGAGATACTCCATCGACATTTAAAATATTGATTGCCATATCTAGAGTTTTTAAATTTTGTAAACTTTGAAATCCATCTTTCATCAATAAAAGATTTTGTCGTGAAAGCAGATTATCCCCGAGTTTTAAAACAGTGAGTTTGTTGAGATGCGGTAACGCATTATTTAATGCGATACAATAATTATCTCCAAAACTCTTGATACGACCTGTAAGATCTAATTTTTTTAAAAACCTCATTCTTGGTAAAACAAATTGTATGAATGATAGTACATCCCAAGTGTCGGATAGGTCTATGGTTTGTAAGAGTGAAAGATTCATATCATATATTGTTTTTCCTTTTTTGGATACGAGACTCGTCTTGAATCGTTCTTTTGGATACAGGTATTGTAAAATATTTTTTGAGGCGTAATTCAATTCTTGGTTTTGTAATAACTGATGAAAACGAAGTTCAATCGGTTGTTCTAATAAATGTTTGATTTCCGCTCTTAATTGTTCTAATTGTTTTCGATTCATAGTAAATATGTCTTTATTATATTTTTTACGCAGTTCCATTTTACTTGTTTTATCTAAGGTCTGTAATTCATCTCTAATCACAAATCGAAGTTTTGATAAAGAAATTGGTTTTTCCATTTTAATTAAAAAAAACAAAAAAATACGTTTATTAAAATGATTAAAAATTTAGGAGATTTAGGAACATACCAAGAAAAAAATTCAAAACATCTTGTATTGCTTAGTCCTGGGAGAAAATACAATTCCAAAAAAGAATCAGATTTGTCTCCAGGAGAGTTTTATTGGAATGAATTAAAACCAGAGGATGCCCGTCTGGGAGATATAATCGATCGTGATTATAGAAAAACAGAGTCGTATATTGTATCTTTAGATTCTAAAAAAAAATTAATCCTAGTTGAACTCCCCGAGGATGGTTCTGGATATGGAATAATACCATTATCCGTATCAATATATTTCAAAAATGCAATCAATACTTTTAAAGATAAAGAGGATATAAAATATATTGAATTATCACCTAATGATTTAGGGTTGAAGCAATATTTTTTTAAAGACAATAAAATACCAAAAAAATATCATTATAAATACTGGATCACCGGTGATGAATTAATAATTACCGATCCATTGACAAATAAAACTTTAGAATTAACACAAGAAAGGGCTAAATTATTAAATGGAAAAATAAATGAATTTATAAAACATTTTTTTAATAAACGTCCAAAAGAAAACCTACAAATCTCAGTCACTGTTAACTTCAGTAATGAAAGAAAATCTGAATTACAACAACTTAATCAACAAAGCCAAAATGATGATGAATTATATGAAAAATATCAAGAATTAAAAAAACAATATAACCAGCAAAAGAGACAATTTGAAAAATCAAAAGCGACAAAACTAGAAAAACTGCTCCTAGATAAGAATGTAGTTGGAACTCACAAAGGTGGGAGTGGAAATACTACACATTTTATATTGCATGGTACTAAACGATCATTAAACCAAGTGGAAAAAGAGATTAAAGAATTAAATCAAAAAACGAAAAACTTTATTTATCAGATCAAGAAAAAATAAGTTTAATGGATATTTTTAAAAATTGATTTTTTTAAAAAATCACTGATAAAACAAAATGGAAGATTTTGATTATACTTATACGTATGAAGATGATGAATTGATTCATTTTCAGATCGAATCGAATCAAGAAGAAGTAATGGATACAAAATCAATTTTAAACGCCTCAATCAATCTAGAACATGATATATATCCTGCCGTTAAGAACGATTTAAATATGTTGCAAAAAAAAAAATTTGAAGAAAAAATAATAATTGAAAGCATCGACGTTGACACTCTTCATATCACTATTCTTGAAAATAAAAACTATGAACAGATTGCTCGATTCGACCTTCAATTTAATAAAAAATATCCTTTTGAAGCACCCAAGATGAAATTTTTAGGTCCAAAATATGATTTTATGACAAATGTCATATTAAGTTATAATTTCAAAACTATCCTTCATGAAAATTGGTCAATAAAAGAATCTATTCATTCGATCATTAATGAAATGTTAATGCTAATCCTCGATAAAAAAAAAAGAGGATATGAATTATTTTGGACTACCGAAGAAATGGACATTATAAATTTATTGAAAGAAATAAATTTTTTCAAGGATTATTCGTTTTTTGAAGAATATAATGAAAGAACAAATCATTATGGGAAAGGTGTTGGATACAGCAAAGACTCCAAAACGACGACATATTCTGAGAATATTGAACACACTGAGAAACAAAAGATTGAATTGTTTTTAAAATGTTTTAATCATTTTTGTAAAGATGAATTCAAGAATATAATTACTCATCTTGAATTATGTAATAAATTTTGCACATTCATTAAAAAAAATTCTTATCTGTATGTTTCAAAACTAAAAGACAACTTATACAAGTATAAATCGATTTTTAATGATCCCCAATATGATACTATTTTATCAAACAAGATAAATTTAACGACTCAATTTTCTTATTTAGAAAATGAAAATAATAGTATTTTAGAGGATGATGTTGAGGATTTTTTGAAAACACATTATTTTTATGATAAAAAAAATAAATTAGAACCAACAATCATCCAAAAACTTTTTAAACGTATACTGATTGACATTTTTGATCTAAAAACTTATATAAATGAAATGGAATTACATCAGGATACCTTGTCAATGATACGATTTGTTTGGAGTCCCGATAGTCCTCAATATTTAAAATTTATTATAGTATCTGAGAATGAACCGTATTTAGGAGGCATGTTTGAATTTCATGCGTTTTTTCCTGAAGATTATCCGTTAAACCCTCCAAAGGTTCAATTAATAACCACGGGTAATAACACCATACGTTTCAATCCAAATCTTTATGCAGATGGTAAAGTATGTCTATCATTATTAGGAACCTGGTCGGGTGAACAATGGTCTCCCGCTGTAAATAATTTAGTTCATATTATTCAGGCAATATCTGTAATGATATTGACCGATCAGCCCGTTCAAAACGAACCCGCCTATTCAACAGATAAATATTTTGATCATCCAGACTTAAAAATAACAAATGATTTATTATTAGTTCGGAAGTATAAATATCAAATCAAATATTTTACTCTAAAATTAGCCATTATTGATCAATTAAAAGATAAAACATCGGTATTTCACAAGTTTTATGAAAAGTATTTTTTTGAAAAAAAAGAACAAATTATGAAATCATTTGAATATTATCTATCAGAGAGTAAAACTGATAATTTTATCAGTGTAAAAAATGCCAAAAGTTTTCAGAGTAATTCAGAAAGTTTATTTAAAGACTATCCAGGAGAATTAGAAAGTTTATTGCAAAAATTAAAAATGTTATGAGACCTCATATTTTGAGGAACCATGTTCGATTCATATTTTTTTCGTTCTCATTTTGAATATAAACTCCTCAATCAGTTAACATCATCTCTTTCAAATGATTGTATACATTATTTGGATGTTTCCATGTTGATTCTGGACCAAATCTCCCTTGTTCATAATAATTTATTTTTTGACTTTTTTGTATTTTTAAAATTGGCGTCTTATTATGATATAAATACAAATGCTTGAATTATAAATGGGAATTTTATTTTCAAAAAAAACAAATTATTGTAATGAAACATCATTTAAAGAAAAAAGTATCCTGACATCTGATCAGTACATAAAAAATCGTATTCTGAGATGTGATCAGTACATAAAAAATCAACCATGGATCTTTGATTTGGAAGAAAAAATTCAAAACCATGATATTATTTCTTTTGAAATTGATTATAATATTGAGAACCATATAAAAGACATTTTTTGGAAATTATCATATTTTCAAGATCCTTTTTTAGTTTTTGATGTTCCATATCAAATAAACGTTATAGAATCGAAATATCCAATCGATTTAATTGTGGGACTCTATTCTATTTATCATGAGCCATTAACCGTTCAACTTTATCTATCTGATATATTCGTAGGAGAATATATCCTTAAACCTCTTACCATTATTCGTTTAAATCGGTTTTTATTTAGATTTACATTTTATGGTGTAGATGATTCAATCAAGATAAATTCTAATAAAAAATTGTTAGAAATAAAATCAAATATTAGTTTGA